GCTGTTCAGAACGATCGGCGCACGGGAGTAAGCAGCTCTGAACCGGGTCGTAGTTGTGGTAACATTGCAATTAGTTGCGCAGGTACCTGCTCTCGTGAAGTCGGCGTCCTCATTGCCGGCGAACAGGATCGTGGCTTCAACTGGACTGTTGACGGCTAGCAGGAGTACCAGAAGCAGGAAGGATAAGAGGCGCCTCATGTTATGCTCCATCACCAGTAACGGTAAATGTTGAAGTAGAGAAGACAGACACACCCAAGTATGAATTCTGTCCGAAGGTCTTGGTAAACGAATGTGGGTTTGCAGCAAACGTTGCGCCACCACCTGCAGACACTGTTACTTGACCTCCTGCGGTAGTTTGCAACAGGGCGATGTTGCATCCTACAACAAGGGACGAAGGAACGGTCACTGCGACTGGCGACGAATTGGTGAACTTAACTGTTGTGCCACAGTCTGCAGCAGCCAGGGTATAAGTAGTACCCGACTGGGTCGTGACTGTCCCTATGACAGTCCCGAAAGTATTCGTGCCGGACCAGGTATTGTTGCCCGACGAAGAGGGAGCTGCCGTACAGGTGAAGATCCCAGTGCCTGCCAGTGCTGAGGCAAAGCTCCCAGCGGAACAAGTGAATACCAGTACCGGACTTACCTTCTGGACTGTCTGGGCTAACAGAGCCCCGACAAGGCCTACCGACAGCAGGCCGGCAATTACGATGGCACGAAGCCGAAGCTTGGGCTTTCCCGTTCCCGTTCTCATGTCAGAGTCCATCCGCCTTGGGATTGCGTTACGACCCACGTGCCGGCTGCGTGGCATTCAAGCATTATGAACCACCCCTTGGTGTTCCCCTCGATAGTACCTCCTGGAGCACTATCCGAACCAGACCAGGTTATTACGTCTGTGCCGTTGGCGGCGAAGCGTAGAATCTGGTTCACGATGACAGAGAGGCCGTAGTTGAGTCCGATCACTGCAGCAGGAAGCGATCCGATGACTGTCCCTCCGGCTCCTACGTTTGTGTAGCGGGTTCCGCTCTCTCCGGCCGAAACAGAGAAGTTAGCTGTCTTAGCGACTACCGGGACAGTAGTGGCTGTGCTTCCCGCAGCTCCTCTGATAGCGAAGTAGTTGACACCATCCGAGTGGATGGTCGCCCCTTGGTTCTGTTGTAGAATTAGGGTGGCTGCCCCATTGATAGTCGAGGGGCCTGCTGCCGTAATTGTGGCTGCTCCCACTCCGATGTTGATCACCCACAGCTTCGAATCCGGCGGCATGAAGATACCGCTGGAAGAGTTAGCTGCAGCCAGAGCTACTGCGACCGGGGACGCATTGTTGAAGACAACGATCTTGCCAGCGTCCGTGTACAGGACGGTGTAGGAGGTGCCTGCCGTCGTGATGACAGGGGTGCCATCAACCTGATGGCCTCCAAGCAGAGTTCCATCACCGACGAACAAGCGGTCGAGGTCTTGATCAACGAGGAGCTCGCCGTCATTGGGCACGAGGGCCAGACGAGCAGCAGAACCTCCACGCCTAAAGTCAATTTTGCCTGGCATCAGAAGGTCCCCAAATCAATCTCGACGTCGGTAGGTGAGCAGTCGCCGAAGCCTCCCAGATTCAGATCCCACTCAGCATCTGCTGCGTTGAGATCTACCTCCTGACCAGCTTGCAAAGCCAGAACGATAGGATTGCTGCTCTGTGTTGATCCGATCCCCAGAGGAGTATACGGATAGACTGTGACCGACGATAGATCCTCGAGCCCTTGTCCGTACAGATTGAATGACTGGTACTTCGAGTACAGAAGAGACCCGATGAAGTCTGGCGGGAGGGAGTCTTCGAAGACTGCGTCGTCGATGCGGAGGAACTGACTGTCTGTGGGATGAGCACAAGGAGTAGTACCGAACATCCCTCTATATAAACCTGTGAGATCGTAGGCGTTCTGACCTGTTAAGGTAGCAGTGGTATAACCGATGAACTCAACGTCGCCGTCTGGGTCTTTGACAGCGCACACACTTAGACCTGAAGCAGCCTGTGCATCCGTCACAGACTCCAGATTGCCGTTGCTCATTATTAACGATACCGACAGGGTGTTTGTATTGTCGGGGTTAGAGCCAGTATAGTCCGGGAGAGAGGCAGTAGTCACCCCCTGACGAGATGGACCTCCCTTGGTGCCGAACTGGATGTAGGTCGCATCATCGTCTGAGACGTAGACGTTCGCTCCTCCCCAATTGGGATCCGAAACACCTGCTGTACCTCCTGAGATGCCGACCATGATGGTCGGTAAGGACTTGCCTCGGAAGGTGAGAAGCTCCGGAGTTGGCTCCAAGATGATCGGCGGATTGACGGGACCGGGGGCCACTCCTGTATCGAATAGTGTCGGAGGCACGCTTTGCTGCTGTGGGTACAGGATCGTGGAGGTGGCTCCTATCGGGAACTCCTCGCAGACAAAGGTCAGTACCCCCTTCTCATCCTCTTCGATGGTCTGGACGCGCACAGGGAACTTGTTCAGTCCCAGAGTCGCATCCGTGAGCGAGACTGCATCCATGGGCTCTAAGACGCAGTACTGCCATCCGAGCTTGAAGGTGAATGTCCTACGGATGGCAATGTTACGCTTGAGCTGGATGTGCGCGCTGACAGAGGCATAGTTGATATGGGTGAATTCATCAGCGAGGCCCATACGATCGACACGAGGACCGTATGTCTCAACCTGATTCTCGTCTTTCGCCTCAGCAACCGAATCGTTATAGAGGAGGTACCGGTCTCGGAAGTCGATCCTGATGACATTCTTGACATCTACAGGGTCAACTCGGCTTACGGTAACCGGGTCTTCTCCTTCGTCGGCCTGGATGAAGTCCAAGTCGGTAAGGTCGAAGAGTATGGGATTCTTAGGACTGTAGTACTTCAGGGCCCTATCAGCATGAGCTGCGTCATAGCCAGGATTGGTCCCGTCGTACTTGTCCCAGTACGGGATGAACTTAAGTATCGTCCCTGTCCACACAGGAGCAATCAACATGTTCTTGCACCAGCGGTCCAAGATGCTGGAGGCAGGTTCTACGTTGTTCAGGACGACAGACATCCCGAAGCCAACAGCCTGACAGTAGGTGGAGACTGCATTGTCTCCGATAGCAGGGTTGGTAGCATCTGCAGACGAGAACAGACTTGTGGAATCCACGAAGGATGTTGGTACGGGAACGCCATACCGAGTATTGGTCAACAGATCATAGATGCACTCTGCTGGATCGGCATCCATCAACACTTGAGTGCTATCTGGCGCAGTGTACAGGTTAAGTGGGCAGGTACCAGCAAAGATACCTTTCGGAACGAAATTGAGTTGGGGGATTGTAGCTGAGGAATCCAACGGCCAATGATAGAAACCTATAAAGGCTGTGAAGGTGTAGTTGTAGACGTCGTCCGGATGATCCAGTAGAGGAGGCCATACTGCCTGGTCTTGCGTCCCGAAGAACAGCTCGAAGACCTTGCCGTCAGGGGCAGTGCTAGGGGTGTAGGTGGCTTGGTCGTCGAAGACGATATACAGGTCCGAGATGTCTCCTTCACCTAGGGCCCCCATGAATGAGGCAAAGTACTTGAACCCAGTTGTCTCGTTCTTGCCTCCCGACAGGAGTCCTTTGCCTCCACCTGACTTAATAGCCTGCGACTGAAAATCGTTCGCATAGATGACATTCATGGTCACTCGGGGAGTGCCATAAATGATCGGGATGGGTAGGATGTTGACAGCCGTCTGGATCTGGAGACCCGTGAACTCCGGGATCGCCTTCTTCTTGGACGGCGCGAACAAGAACCCCATTAGACTGGTTCCTCCGCATCTGTCTGGAACTCTGGCAGGACGTAGCCCTTGCCTTCAGGACACCAGTACGAGAAGAACCTCGGACGACGTTTTGCAAGGTTGTAGTTGGACACGAAGCTGTCTGAGCGGCATTTCCCAGGAGGGTTCGCATGGATGAGGTTAGGCCATTCGGTAACTATGCCTCCGTGTGCCCAGCAGTGACCGAACTTGAACAGGACGACATCTCCAGGCTTGGGAGGCCCTTCAACTTCTCCTGCCCAAGTGAGAACAGCTTCAAGATAGAGCTCAGTACGTTGGTGGATCGCCCACTGAGCAGGATAGGGTCTAGGATCGAACCAGGGAATCAGCCCTACCCGGCTGAAGATCTCGATGAGGATCATGGCACAATCGACGCCTACATCCTTGATCGATCCGTTCGAGACATAGGGAGTCCCGACCCAAGTGAAGGCCTCAGCCACGAGGAGTTTCCTCGCCTCTTCCTCGGTTGGTGTCGGAGTCGGGGTTAGCCCGGGAGGATTTGTGTCGACTGTCTGATCGGACATTCAGCTAACATGCACTGATGTTTGGGGGTACCATTGACGAGGGGAGCGGAACAGCGGCTGCATCTATCCGTAAATGATTTCACTACCTCTTCGTGGAGGGAATCGATCGTACCAGGAGGCAGTCTCTTCAGGAACGCCTTGAAGAGTGCCAAAGCTCTTTCGCCCCTCTCCAGAGGAGGCAAGTCTGGCGACAAGAACTTATCTAGATCGACCATCGGGGTGCTATGCAGCCACGACCACGGGAGGTACCTTCGGGAATCCTCGGAAGCTGACTAACCTGTTGAACTTGAGCTCGCATGCTCCCCCACGACCCATCTTGGTGCAGCCCGCACTGGCCTCAAAAGTATCTCCAGGGTTCGGCAGTTGAGCTAGAGGGTAGGCCAGACCGAATGTAGTTCCGTCGTTACTTTCGATGGCTACCTGTACATTGATGAGTGGCCCAGATGTGAACTTCAAACGGCCTAGCGCGTAGTAGGGGACCCCATCGGCTCCAGTGACGGGAGAGATAGCCGTCGTTGGATTGATGTCTTGGGGAGAGGCCACGCCTACGGTGTAGGTCGAGGTGAAGTCTGCCCTGACCGCTCCGCATCCCGGCTCGTACAGAGTCCAGAGA